ATGGATTGATATTCAAAAGCATCTTGTTTGGTGCGCTATATTATATTAGTCAAAAAATAATAGAATATTTGGGAGATTTATAATTATTACGATATTATAATATATTTTTACACTTTTGTACAAATATAAATGTCCATTTACATCGTCGAATATTTCAGTCGATGTAATAATTTACTTTTTGCTTTTTGATACAGGTTGTGATTGTAATTTCGTAGTTGTTGGTGTTTTTGTTGGTGTCATTGATGGTGTTGGTGTTTTTGTTGGTGTTTTTGCTGGTGTCATTGATGGTGTCATTGATGGTGTCATCGATGGTGTCATTGATGGTGTCGGTATATTCATAGGTGTATTCATAGGTGTATTCATAGGTGTATTCATAGGTGTATTCATAGGTGTATTCATAGGTGTATTTACATTAGGTATTTGTGGGTACGGTATTTTAAAATCCCAATTATTACCTGTAATATTACCATAGCCATTATTAGTCGGTGCTGAAATATATGTAATATAATCTGCTACTGATACACCTACAGTCAAAGAAAAAATAGTTTGTATTTTATATTTGTGACCCGGTGTTAAATTACTCAATATTATATCAATATTATTAGGATTTATTAATCCTTTTGTAGTAGTATAATATTTATTCCATGTTACACCAGTAGTTATATTCTGATTTGTAATATTAATACCATTTGATGCTACACCACTCGGGTTTAATGTAAATGATGGATTCAATTTGACAACTCCCCAATAACTTGGATTTGCTTCTGTATTATTTTTAATATTATTTGTATCAATTAAAGTAGTAGTAATATTTCCATTATTATCATCATCAACAAGAAAAAAGTTAAAAATATATTTGCAATTAACTTTGGTAGTCGAAGCATTTGTGGATACAACATCAGTTGAATTACTATTTAAATTTAACGTTATTGTAGCATTATTACCATCGATCAAAGTATAAAGTACTAATCTAATATCTGGCTGTTGACCATCACCAGGATAACCTTGCTTGTTTCCTCCTGACAAATTTGTTTTTTGTCCTAAAGCTTTAAGATATGGAGGACTGGAAAAGCCGTCATATTTCCAGTCATTAGTTACACTAGGTACATTGACAGTATTGTTACTTGTATTATATGTTATTGTATTCAATGTACTTATTGGTGATGTATTTTCTGGCGTTAAAGAAAAATTTTCATATGAAGGAATCATCATAAAAACATTAAATAATACAATACTGAATAACAGTAAATATATTACAATAAATAAATAGCTTTTCTTAAATGTAAATTTCATTATATAAAATAATAATATTTTTTATACACGAAAAGTTGAATTGTCTAAAACAAGTAATCGCTTCGACTACGTCTATGAATTTTTCGATTCCGTGATCTTTTTACGGTTTTTCGCAGGTTTTTTTGAAATTTACGCGTTTTGTAATCTGCTGGACTATATTTTAAAAACCAGCTTTGATATTCATTCGACGATTTATTGGCAGATAGTTCTCTGTATTTTTCCGCTTTTTCTGCGCGTATGTCTTCCAAAGCTTTTTGTTTACCATAACAATCAATACTAAAACGCTTCAAAATACCCTTTTGTTCAAGACGATTTTTTTCTTCTACCTCGAATAAAAAATTGGCCATACATAATAATCGTTCATTGTCGTAATATGGTAAATCCGCGTAGGTAAAAGCCAAATAAAATGTTAATATGGTATCAATCGTAGCAATATGAATTTCACGTTCAGCGATTTCTATCTTATTATAACTATGACAAGCGATGGGTTTATAAATAAATGCGACAATTTCTCCGTTTACGTCAATACGTACATGTTTTGGTATAATTTCACCTATTTTTTTATAATTTTTAATTTTTACATTGTGAAATCCGGATTGATGCAATCTTTCTTTTACAATTAATGCGCATTTATCGGGTTCTTCAGATAAAACATCAAAATCCGGAATGTTTTTAACCAAATGTTTTTGTTGTTTACTCATGTAACGTGAATACAAACTAGTCGCGTATCCTCCGAAAAAAATAACTCCTTGATCAATAAAAGCATTCCTTACCGTATAATATATTTTTTCACTATCTTCCATATGCGTTTCCATTTGTCTTTGAAAATCAATTGTTTCGCAATCGACATCTGGTTTCAAAGGATAGAATTTGTTTAATAATGTAAGACGTTTCAATATTTTTTCCCATCGCGAAACATCCCCAGCGGGTCTTGACAATTCCAAATACATATTCATCCTGAGAAAATTAGGAGGAGCATATAAAATTCCAGCCACAGATATCGCCTCTTTTTTTATTTGTGTAAATATCATGGATTGCAATTGTGTAATATCAGCAATAGGAATAAAATTAACAAATACTTTGTATGTACCGTAATGAACCCCGGCCTTCGCTTCTACTTCTAAATATCCCGAATTAAAATACAGATCGGCCAATTCTTTTGCATCATATAATGCATTCGGTGAATAAAAATCATAATCCGGTATTTCTACGTCATGGTCATAAAATTGCGCATATTTTGGTAGAATATTATTGATAGCCGTACCTCCATAACATATTAATTTTTTGCGCATTAAAAAGTTCTCTAAAATTGATATAATTTTTACTACATCTTCACTTTTTGCCAATTTTTCACCTTGTATTTTTTCCGTTTCGTCTACGGCGTTTCTTAAAATAGCAAGTTCACATTCTTCGAATGTCATATTATCATTGCAATTTTTTGCATTGTATTTTTTTTTGTGATTTATCATATATTTATATTATTGAATATATAATAACGATAGAAATATTTATTGAATTGTATTATCAATTTGTTCTTGAGTATAATAATTTTTCACATAAGAAAAAGGCACAATAGCTGTTTGTTGTTCATTGAAGAAATCTTCATATGCACGTAGATTATCGTCCTGTATATAAAAACAATTTGTAATGAAATTACAAGACCAATTCAACATGATATTGGTGAAATCGGGATTTGACGTTTTTGATAGATTCGAACCTTTTGTCTGATTCAATATACCCATATCACTATCTGGAAAAATAAATTGTAAATTTTGGTTCATACTTGACATTCCATCGTTTCCTATGTTAATCGGCATTTTTGACTGATTTAATATTGTTGTCGGTGAATTTATGGTTGCGTTTCCTAATCCGGTTTCTATATGAACAAAATTATTCAAATCGTAACAATTCTTTTTTTTCGAATCGCATTTTGACTTTGTTCTCCAATTAGGATCATAATTATTATCAAGTAAAATAATTACTTTCCCCATAATATCGCTCATTTTTGTTTTGTTGATATCAATTGTGTTATTTGTTTGGTTCGTTTTTGGCGCTGCGGTTGGTGTATTTGTAGTTACTAGTGCGTTTGGTTTAATTGTAGTTACTAGTGTATTTGGTTTATTTGTAGTAAATGGTTCAATATCAATGTTGGGAACAAATCCACTTTTAATAGTAGAAAGTTGATAGAGATTTGAACCGATGTTTTGCTGTATACAAGATGCAATATCTTGATAAATTAAATTATAACTAGGATCTGGATGAACACGCATATGTATAAATAACGGATCACTGTAATTAGGAGCAGAACCAGAAGAATTTGTTATACCATATGTAACCGCCGTTTGTAAAATATTACTTAAAGGTACGATTTTTGTTGCATCAATACTGACTACTGAATTGTAATTCGGTGATACTACGTATGGAACACCGCTAACATTAGCAATTTCGAGATCAATAAATCGACAACCTCTAGATAAAACATACATCAACATTTCATTTGATATATTTCCACTCGATCCAGAACATGCACTGTTATATGATGATTTTACTGTATATTGACATATAGGCAATGAAGAAACATTTGGATAAGCCGCAGCGATTCCTTGGTGTGCGTTTGACGATAAAACAAAGTTTTTAAGAGGTATAATTTTTATATACGAAGCTTTGTTACCGTATTTTATATCATTTTCAAATTTTTGAGCTTCGGCAAGACATACTGGATCATCTCCGGTTAATCCTTCTTGTATGAAGTTTTTCTGAATTGAAAATAATATTGTACATAACACAAATAATATACATAATAAAATAAAAAATGTTCTAGTTAATTTCATAAATAATAAAATATAGGGCGATAATAATATAATGAAATAATCTATCTATAAATTATAATGGCAGGAGGATTACTAAATATTATATCTGTAGGAAACAATAGTTCAATATTAACAGGAAATCCGAGTAAGACCTTTTTCAAAGTTACTTATTCGAAATATACAAATTTCGGTCTACAAAAATTTCGCATTGATTACGACGGCTCGAGAGATTTACGTTTAACAGAACCATCTGTGTTTCAATTCAAAATTCCTCGCTACGCTGACTTGCTGATGGACACTTATTTGGTAGTTACTTTACCAGACATTTGGAGTCCACTTTACCATCCTACTGTTCAAACTGGAAAACGTTGGACTGCTTATGATTTTAGATGGATCAAAAATTTAGGTACTCTTATGATAAAAGAACTCGAAATAACGTGCGGTTCATTGACGCTACAAAAATATACAGGAGAATATTTAACTGCACAAGTAGAGAGAGATTTCAGTGAAGAAAAAAAGAATCTTTTTAATAATATGTCTGGTAATATCGCTGAAGTTAATGATCCTGCAAATTGTAACGGACGAGCAAACACTTATCCTACTGCTTGGTATACAAAAAAAAACACAGGCGCAGAACCTTCTATTCGCGGGCGTAATATTTATGTACCAATCAATACATGGTTCACTCTGAATAGTCAATGCGCGTTTCCACTTGCTGCGCTCCAATACAATGAGCTTGTTATAACAGTTACTTTGCGCCCTATACAAGAATTGTTTCAAATACGTGACGTGTTTGATTTTCAAAATTTGTATCCGTATGTGCAGCCAGATTTTACTCAACCTCAATTTCAAATGTATCGATTTTTACAAACTCCCCCATCGCCTATATTAACCCAGGATAATTATCAAAATAAAGTGTCGGTTTGGAATGCCGACATTCATTTATTAGCGACCTATTGTTTTTTATCAAAAGAAGAGACAGAATTATTTGCTAGTCAAGACCAAGTTTATTTGGTAAAGGATGTTTTTCAATACAATTTTGAGAACGTTACAGGAACGAGAAAATTGCAGGTTTATTCTAATGGAATGGTTTCGAACTGGATGTTTTATTTACAACGAAATGATGTCAATTTAAGGAACGAATGGAGCAATTATACAAATTGGCCTTATTCTGCTATACCTGGTGATTTAGAAAAAGGAACTGAGAGTAGTGATTTGATTCCTTCTGCTTATTTAGAATCGATACCATATGGTCCAGGCATTGATCCAGGCGATGGTCGTAACACCGGTATTTATATTACAGGTAATTATCAACCTATAAATCAAAAAGAAATATTGAATTCGATGGGAATTTTATTCAACGGTGAGTATCGAGAAAATACTTTAGAAAGTGGAATTTATAAT